GTTTCTTGTTTCCACTTTTCATCTCTACCTGGTACTTCAGACCAATGTACTTCTATAGGAATATAAGTATTCTTTTTACTTTCTGCATCTGTCCACATCTTATAATACATATTCATACCATTCGGTGTTGATACTATTATAATCTTTGTTGATTCACCAGATGAAATAGTAGGATAAACTGAACTAAAAAACTCTTCTGCTATATTTGTTGGTACGAAAGCAAACTCATCTAAGAATATCATATTGTATGAACCACCACGAATTGCACTTGATGATGTAGAAGCCGCAACTATTCGTGAACCATTTTCTAATTCTAAACTACCTTTATTCCAAGATAATATTCCTTGTTGTAACCATTTAGGTAAATGTTCATATGCTAATTGTAATCTAGAAAGTATATCTCTAGCAGTTGAAGCTTTGTTGGCTAATATGGCAACATTCATATTCTCATTGAAAAGTACATAATGTAACATATATGAAACCATTGTTGTGGTTTTACCTGATTGTCTAGGTAGTTTACAGATTGTAAAACGATTATTATGAAATGTACCAATCATTTCTTTTTGAAATGGATACATATCAAATGGTACTAAACCTTTATCTAACGATACAATTTTTATATAATTTTCTACAAAATACTGTGGGTCATTCATACATTTCTGAAACTCAAGTATTTGTTCTTTCGTGAACTCTTGTGGAGTGAAAGCTTTAGTTAAATTAGGATTACCAAGATATTGAGAATCTAAGCCCATTGAAGTGATACACCGTGTATTTTATTTTCATTAGTTAAAGATGAACCAACAATTTTCCATCTCATTTGTACTTGAGGTGAAGCTGTACCAGTTAAAGAAGTTGACCCAGTAAATATTTTTGTGCCAGATGAACCAGTCACATAACCACTATCTGTTAGCGTAATATTATCAAATGTAGTATTATCTCTTGTTGCAGAAATAGTGTAATCAGATGTACCATCAGGTAATTCTGCAAAGACTACTATTCTGGCTTTACTTGGTGTGGAGTTTGCAGTAAATGTGTCAGATATTAAAGTTGTACTAGAGTTAATTGTCAATCCTGAATTAGCTGCAACAATTACAATTCCAGAACCACCATAACCACCTCTACCTTTGAGTGAATAAGATGGATTGTTAAAGTTAGCAGCTCCGCCACCTCCACCAGAACCAGTGTTTACAGTACCTGGGTCTGCATCACCGTTATATACAGTGCTTGTTCCACCACCACCCAAAGATTCAGCAGGTGCTGGATATGCACCTCCACCACCAGCATAATATACTGCTGTTGAACCATCAGCAATATTATATTGAAGACCATCACCACCTGCGGCTTCACCACCAGGTTCAGCTACACCACCACCAGCAGAAGATTGAGCATTATTAGCACCACCAGCTGATTGAGTTGGTCCGCCATCAGTGCCATATGTTCCTGCTAAATTAACTGTTGCACGAACAGGAGTTGGTACAGTACCTTCTTCAGGTATACCGCCTGGATGTCCTGCTGGTTCTGGTAAACCAAAAGGAGTAACAGGATGATTATCATTTTGTGTTGATTCACCACCAGCATTTGTAGGATACTGTGCGGCACCACCACCACAACCTCCGTGATTCCACCTTGTATTTGTTTGCCACCAAGTTTCAGTTGGTGAAGCTGCACCATAAGGATTTGAATATCCATCACCTCGACCACCACCTTCAGCTACGATTGTTCCTGCAGGACCAATAGGCCCAAAAGATGAATCTTCACCAGCATATACATGCCCACTAAATGGTGTAGTTCCACTATAATTTACACCATCATACGCTGTCCAACTCAGTTGCGGGTTATTCATAGGGTTTAAACCACCACCAGACCCCACATAAACTGAAACACTACCTCCAGCTGTAACAGGTTGATTTGTTAAGTATGTAAGACCACCAGCCCCTCCTCCAGCACTTTGTGTGTACTGATTAGTATTTGCACCAGCACCTCCACCGCCAACAACTAACACATCAACAGATGTTGTTGTTGAAGGTACACTATAAGTTGTTGGTCCTACAGTTGTAAATGATTGTCTATCTGCAGTAGGTGCAGGAATAGGATTAGGACCATCTAAGTTAGAATAGAAGTCTGAACTGGAATCATATTGTGCATTAGAGCTTTCGGTAGTGTCTACACCAGATTGATCATTAAATTCATCAACTACACCATCTACTAAATTAAATGTTGTAAGACCATCATTAACTGCCATCTTGAAACCAAGAACACCTATATTAAAGGTTGCTTCTTCAATACCTGCAATCTGAGGATCACCTCCAGTTCCGGCACCATTCAAAAATTGTGATGATGGTACAGAACTTACATCTATTTTTGATGGATCAATATTAGCAGATGGTGAAATATCTGCATCCAATAAAGAAGTGCTAACTTTAGTAGTATCAACATCAGCCATTTTAGCTGATGGAATAGAACTTTCTGGTAAATTCTGAGTGGTTAATTTTGTTATGCCCATTGTAAAGATACGCCATGTATTTTATTATTACCTGTTAAACTAGAGCCAACTATTTTCCATCTAAGCTGAACTTGAGGACTTGCTGTTCCAGTCAATGGTGTTGAACCTGTAAATATTTTAGTTCCAGATGAACCAGTCACATATCCGCTATCTGTTAAAGTTATTGCGTTAAATGTTGTATTATCCCTAGTTGCAGAAACAGCAAAATCACTAAGTCCGTCTGGTAATTCTGCAAACACAACTATTCTGGCTTTACTTGGTGTAGAGTTTGCAGTAAATGTATCAGATATAAGAGTCATTGTGCTACTAAGTGTTCCTCCTTGTGAAACAGAAACATAAACAACACCACTTCCACCTGTACCACCACCAGATGGTGCACTAGGACCAGGTTGGTTACCTCCAGCTCCTCCTCCACCACCAAAAGATAAAGCAGCAATTTGTGGACCAAACTGAGGTGGAGTTGTTCCATTCAATAGTGGACTTTGTGGATATGCATCAGCTGGTTCTCCTGCAGCGTTTGTTCCACCACGACCTCTACCACCACCACCTGGTGCCTCTGGACTATAATTTCCCTCGGGCATAGGATATCCTGCACCACCACCACCTCCACCAGCATAAACTATTGAAGTAGAACCATCTGCAATATTATATGGTAATCCGGCACCAGCAATTGAGTATGTGTTAGTATCACCCACTGTGGCATTTTCTCCAGCACCACCTCCAGCTCCAGGAGTATATTCACCTTCCATATCACCAAAAGTTCCATCTCCACCATAACCACCTTGTAAGTTTAGATTAGGACTTTGGTCAACAGCATTATCTCCAACTGGTGATATACCTGGTATAGGATGATTTGTTACCTGTGTAAATTCTTCTAGTGGAGAACTTGGTCCTGTCCATCCGTGACCCCCACTTGAACCACCTTCCGCACCAACAGTATGAGATGGACCTACCGGACTATTATAATGACCTCCAAAACCTCCACCTTCACCTACAATACTTGTACCAAAAGGAGTTGGTGTTGGCGATGTAAATGTTGTGTCTGCACCTGATGTTGCTGAATTAGGTTCTTTACCACCTCCAGCACCAACTGTAATAGGATAAGTACCACCACCAGTAACTGGAAAATTTTCTATATAAACTAAACCACCGGCACCTCCACCTCCGCCTGAACCTGCAGTTGAGGCAGTAACGCCCCAGCCACCACCTCCGCCACCACCAATAACTAATAAATCAACTGCTGATGCAGTTGGTGGTGCGGTATAGGTGAATGGTGATACTTCATTATTAGAAGCTCCACCACCATCAGCTGATTCATTATCATTAATAGTACCATCATTATGCCAAAATGCTTGTATATCTGTAGTTGATGGTAAAGAATATGTACCATTGGTATAAAAATCAGAAGAAGACTCATAATTTACACCAGAGTTTTCTGCCGTATCTATGCCACCTTCACTATTAAATTCATCAACTACACCATCTACTAAATTAAAAACTGTCAGACCTTCATTGACAGCCATCTTGAAACCTAATACACCTATATTAAAGGCAACTTCATCTAATGCAGCAGTATCACTACTTGCAAATACACCATCACCTCTTAAAAAAACACTTGAACTACCAGGTGAATTTAATTTTGAAACTGATATGTTTGCAGTTGGTGAAAAATCAGCATTAGTTAATGTTCCGTCAACTACTTTTGCGGAATTTACAGCATTTGGAGCAATTGTATTTGTTGCAACCTGACCATCACCAATCATATTTACATTTACTTTAGTATCAGCCATTTTTATTTCCGTTCTTTAACATTCTTTGTAACTCAGCAGTAGAACCAACAAACAATGCATTAGTTACATTTTTAGGACCTTTGTCAGGCACTTCTTTTAATTTCTGCATCTTTAGATGTAAATCACCAAGTTTCTCTGTGACATCTGCAACATTTTTTATAAGTTGTCCAGCAACTTCATATGTTCTTGGATGTTCACTTTCTCTAGCTAAATCTAATATACCATCTATTGCATCTTGTCCTCTTTCAACTAACTGATAAAAATTTTGTCTTTGATATTCAAAATCATTTTCGTTAGTTTCTTTTTTTTGTTCCACAACAG